GGCCGAGGGATATCGCCCGCAGCGGCCGCTGATCGCGTCGACCAGGCCGACGTCCATCTCGATGGCTTCACTGAGCCAGGCGCCGGTGAGCTGCATGGACAGGAGCCGTTTCTGGTCCTCCTCGTCCTCGAGCGGAATCAGGTACCACTGCGACTCGACATCGCCGAAGCTGATCGTGACGAGTTGCTCGCTGACCTTGTAGTCGGCGATCGGCCGCAGCCAGGAGAGAATGTCGAGCAAGACCGTCATCTTCAGCTGGAGCAGCGTCTGCCTGACAATCGCCCAGCGCGTGCGGCGCTTCCCGTCCGGCCCGGGCGCCTGCTGCGCGCAGCGCTTGAGCAGCTCGAAGATGCAGCCGGTCGTCTTGCCCGAGCCGACCGGGCCGAGCACGACGCGGAAGAACGCGGTCGACTCCATGAAGCGGCCGATGGTGCGCGGCGCGACGTAGCTGATCGTCGTCACTTGGCCGGCTCTCTCAGCACGTATTTCACGCCGGCCTCGCTGCGCACCCAGACGATCGGCATCAGCGTCTTATGGTCCCGGGCGAGCACCACCTTCACGGCTTCTCCTCGCGGCGGATGCGTTCCATCTCGCGGCCGTAGTGCTCGGCCAGCATCCGCGCCGCGCTTCTTGTCGCCTCGTCCATCGACAGCCCCGGCCCGGGCTCGATCCGGCCGTCGGCGGTGATCGTCAGGACTACCCGGTTGATCGACGCCGGCCTGAGGATGAAGTTGCCCTTCTCGCTCATTCCGGCACCCTCCACAAATACAGCGGCGTGTTCTCGCCCGCCCAGGCGCCGAGCGTGTTGAACTCAAAGAACTCGATCGCCTCCTCCTCCGACATGCCGTCGCGTTCCATCAGGATCGCCACGCATTTCTGGACATCGTAGACGACCAGGGGCTCCTTGCTGCAGCGCTCGGCGACGCCGAGGATGGCGTCTTCGTAGCCGTCGGCCATCAGCGCCTCCGGGTTCATCTCGGCGATCCAGGCGCGGACCTCGTCGTGCTTGCTGGCCGGCGGCGAATTGTCGTTAGTCTTCAACGACTTGCTCCAGATCCAGGACCGGCTCGCGGGTGGCGGTCAGCGTGATCGTCGGCTTGTCTGCCGAGGTCGTGATGTTGATCGTCACTGAGCCGGAGCCGCCAAGTCCCTTGCCGTCGTGCGCCCCATCCAGCTCGCCGAGCCTGGCCAGGAACTTGCCGGCCTCGACGCGCTGGGTCAGCGGAATTCCTTCATCGCCGATCTCGCGGACGTATTGCTCGAGCATTGCCTCGAGCCCGGTGGCGGCCTTCACCCGGACGCGCTCACGCGTATTCGCTGCCGAGTTCCAGTCGCGCTGCATGGAGCCGAGCATCGACTGGAAGGACGGGTTGGCGAGGATCTTCTGCCACTCCTCGTCGGTGAGCTTATGGATCTCCAGCACCTGCTCGACCGGGAAGATATCCATGGCGATCTCGCGTGCCAAAGCGGCGAGGTCGACGGCGAACACGGTGGCGGCGTCGGTTGTCATTCGGGGATTCCTGGCGTAACTGTGCCCAACTCCGGGGAAAAATCCAGATGCCGGTGCTACGTGTCGTCTCACCGGAGACGCTCACCCAGGACGAGGCGCAGGTCAATGCGCAGCGCGCCGAGGTCGACCGCAAGGCTGCCGACGACCAGCGCCTAACGAGCAGCCTTGCCGCCTTCATCGACAACCAGTTCTCGACCATGCAGCGCCACCGCGACGGTGCGTCCGGCTGGTCGGACCGCCTGGTTGCGGCGCTCAGGACCTTCAACGGCCAGTACGACGCCACCAAGCTGATGGAGATCAGGAAGTTCGGCGGCTCGGATATCTACGCTCGCCTCACGGCTTCGAAGTGCCGCGGCGCCACCTCGCTGCTCAGGGACGTCTACCTCAACACCGACAAGCCCTGGGGGCTCGAGGCGACGCCCGATCCGACGCTGCCCGACGACATGCTTGCCGCGATCGACCAGCTGATCGCCGCCGAGAAGGCGACGATGCAGCAGGTCGGCATGCAGTTCGACCCCGCAGAGTTCCGGGAGCGTACCCGGACCTTGCTCGAGGCAGCCAAGCGCGCCGCCATCAAGCGGGCCCGTGAAGAGGCGGAGGTCGCTTTCGGCCGCCTCGACGACATCCTCGTCGAGGGTCAATTTTACGAGGCGCTTGGGCAGATCCTGGTCGACCTGCCGCTGTTCCCGTTCGCCTGCCTGAAGGGGCCGGTGGTCAGGATCACGCCGCAGGTGAAGTGGCAGGGTGGCCGCGCCGTCATCCAGAACGTACCGAAGATGTTCTGGAACAGGGTGTCGCCGTTCGATGTTTGGTGGACGCCGGGCGTGTCGGATATCCGCGATGCTGCCGTGATCGAGCGGTCAAGGCTGGTCAGATCGGACCTCAACCAGCTGATCGACCTGCCCGGCTACAATTCCGACGCCATCCGCGAAGTGCTCAAATGGTACGGCCGTTCCGGCTACGTCGAGGCCAGCGCCTCGACCGTCGACACGCCGCGGGCGATCATGGAGTCCCGCGAAGACCCGCGCATGAACGAGTCCGGCACGATCGACATGATCGAATACCACGGATACGTGCAGGGCTACATGCTCAGGGAGCAGGGCTTCGGCGCCGACAAGGTGCCCGACGAGGATCGCGACTACTTCATCGACGCCTTCAAGATCGGCCGCTACATCATCAAGACGCAGCTGTCGCCGTCGCTGAGAAAGCGGCCGTACTACTACGTCACCAGCTTCGAGAAGGTGCCCGGCACGGTGGTCGGCAACGCGCTGCCGGATATTCTCTTCGACATCCAGGACGCCACCAACGCCACGCTGCGCGGGCTGATCAACAACTTGTCGATCTCGTCGGGGCCGCAGGTGGTGATCAACGATGACCGCATCGCCGACAATGAGAACGGCGATGACTTGTATCCTTGGAAGCGCTGGCACACGGTGACCGACCCGCTCGGCAACAACAACCAGGAACCGGTGCGGTTCTTCCAGCCGAACTCCAATGCCCAGGAGCTGCTCGGCGTCTATGAGAAGTTCACGCAGATCGCCGATGAGCTGTCCTCGATCCCGCGCTACATCACAGGGTCCGAGAGGATGGGAGGTGCGGGCCGAACTGCTAGCGGTCTTGCTATGCTCATGGGAAATGCAGCGAAGATCCTGCAGACCGTTGCTTCCAACATCGACAACGATCTCATCGAGCCCGCGGTGTCCGAGCTGTACGACCTCATCATGCTCACCGACACCACCGGCATGCTCAGGGGCGACGAGTCGATCGTCGTGCTGGGCGTGAACGTCGCCATGCAGCGCGAGACGCAGCGCCAGCGCCAGCTGGAGTTCCTGCAGATCACTGCCAACCCGATCGACATGCAGATCACGGGTATCCGCGGCCGGGCGACTGTCCTACGCTCGGTGTCCGAGGGGATCGGCCTGCCCGGCGACGACATCGTGCCACCGGACGAGGAGATCAAGGCGCAGATGACGGCGGGACCTCCAGCCCCGCCTGGTGCGCCGCCCGGTGTGCCCGGTGGCCCCGGCGCGCCGGCGGTACCTCCTCAAGGCGGCGCGCCGGGCGCTCCTCCGGCACTGCCGCAGGCACCGCAGACCAACGTCGTCGGGTCGACGCCGGTACGGCCGCCCGGAGCGCCGCCGATCGTCAACCCAGCGCAGGGACCAGGCTGATGGAACTGAAGAAGCGCACGCGCTGGGGCCTCGAGCGGGGCAACATCGACCTCACCGACCGGCCGCGGGTCCGCAATCCCGACGGCTCGGTGTCGACGGTGCGCTCGGAAAGCAACGAGATCGACGGCAAGGAAGTGCTCTACCCGACGGTTGGCGATCTTCGCGAGGGCACGTTCGGCACCTCGAAGAGCAGGAACCCGACCATTCTCACCGGCAAGCAGGCGCGCGACATCTACGCCAAGACCGGGCAGAACCTCGGCAAGTTCCGAACCCCGGCGCAGGCCGACCGCTATGCCGGGGTGCTGCACAGGGAGCAGGCAAAGTTGTATTCCGACAAATTCCGCAAGGGCGGCGCCGTCCGCGATTACGGCAAATAGGAGGAACTGATGGCGACTACGAAGAAGTCCACCTCGAAGCCGGCCGGCGCCTTCGCCGTCAAGGGCGGCAAGAAGGGCGGCATGCACAATTTCGAGGGCGTCGGCGCGCAGAAGCCGGGTGTATCCGCCGTGTCGAAGTCGAGCACGTCCGGCAAGTTCGCCAAGGGCGGGCCGTCGGGCAAGATGCACGGCTTTGCCGGCGTCAAGGCGCAGAAGTCCGGGCGGTCGGGACAGTCTTGACATGGCCAGCGGCTTCACCCGACCAGAACAACTCAGCCGCAGCGCGCTGACGGGGCTTGCCGGCCTGGCCAAAGCAGGCAAGGCGACGACCACCGACTACGCCAAGTCGTCGATGACCAAGAAACCAGGCAAGGTGACGGTCATCAACCCGAAGACCAAGGCCTGATGGCTGTCGATTCCAGCGGCCTGGTGCGCGCGGCGATGGACCTGCGCGCCTCGAGCCCGGCGGTATGGTACGCCTTCGTCACTGCCGTGCAGGAATACGCGCAGGCGATGACCCAGGAAATGGTCAAGGCGCAGCCGGACATGCTGCTACGCGCCCAGGGCATGTCGATCATGGCGCTCGAGATTGCCGGCATCCTGGCCATGGCGCCACAAATGCACGACAAGATGCAGAACCTACAACGAGGACGAGCAGATGGTAGACGCCCCGGCCCCGGCAGCGGCACCGGCTTCTAAGCCCCGCGACTACACGCCACCGCTGCCCAAGCAGGTGCGTGATCAGATGGCGCAGGCCGACCAGATCCGCGCCGACATCGCCACAGTGAATGCGCCCCCGGAAGATGTCCAACCATCCGCCACCGAGGGTGTATCGCCGCAGCCGGCCGCTCCCGAGGGAGCTCCGCCGGCTGCGGACGACGAGATGACCTGGGAGCAGCGCGCCAGGAGCACCGCCGGGCGGCTGGCCGACGCGCTCAAGGCCAACCAGGCGATCAGCGAGCGCATGCAGCAGCTGGAGAGGACCATCAGCACGCTGCAGACCAAGCCGGCGCCGAGCGAGGCGCCGACCGAGCCGCGGCCGAAGCCGAAGCTGGTCACCGCCGACGAGGAGCGGGACTACGGCACCGACTTCCTGCAGGTCGTGGGCAAGCGGGCAAAGGAGGAGTTCGCGCCGGAATTCGACGAGCTCGCCGAACGGCTCAAGCGCATCGAGGGCCGCATCGATTCGGTCGGCCAGGTGATCGAGAAGACGCAGGTCAACGACGTCTACGGCACGCTCGCCGGCCAGGTGCCGAACTGGCGCGACGTCAACCGCTCGGCCGAGTTCAAGCAGTGGCTGGCGCACCCCGACGCGTATTCGGGCCGCCGGCGCATGGACATGCTGAAGGAAGCGTTCGATGGACACGACAGTCCGCGTGTTGTAGCTTTCTTCAAGGGATTCTTGACTGAGGCTGCCGGCCTCCCGCAAGGCTCCCAGGCATTGGCCCCTTCAGCGCCCCCTCTAGCCGGCAACGGCAATGGCAGCGGGAAGCCCACCCTGGAAGAACTCGCGGCACCCGGCAGAGCCAGGTCCGGCCCGCAGGAATTGCCGCCGGATAAACCCGTGTACACGACCGCCTGGATTGCGCAGTTCACGCGCGACAAGCTTCGTGGGGTTTATCGTGGCCGTGAGGCCGACGCCGACGCCATCGAGGCCGACATCTACCGTGCACAGCATGAAGGGCGGATCCATTAATCGCTAGCGCGAGGGATTCGCCATGGCCTACACGACAACTGGCGGCTTCCCGGTCGCCGGTGCCGGCACGACGCCGCCCATTTACCCGACCGGGGCCGTAACCCCTACTCCAGCGTACTCCGGGACGTTCATCCCGGTCCTGTGGTCGACCAAGCTGATCGAGAAGTTCTACGCGTCGACCGTGCTCGCCGCGATCTCGAACACCGACTACGAGGGCGAGATCAAGAACAAGGGTGACACCGTCGTCATCCGCACCAAGCCGACCATCACCATCAAGAACTACCTGGCGGACGGCCTGCTCGAGATCGAGCGCCCGGCCTCCAACATCGTCGAGCTGAAGATCGACAAGGGCAAATACTTCAACGTCATCCTCGACGACGTCTACGAGATCCAGTCCGACCTCAACATGATGAACATGTGGTCGGACGACGCGGCGCAGCAGTTCAAGATCGTCGTCGACACCGACGTGCTCAAGGCACTGCTCGGCCAGGCGGCGACCGACAACAAGGGCACCTCGGCCGGTCACATTTCGCACAACGTCAACCTCGGCGTCACCGGCACCCCGCTGCAGATCGTCGCCAGGAATCCTGCCGGCACCGCCGGCAAGGTCGAGATCGTCGACCTGCTGGTCCGGCTCGGCCAGGTGCTCGACGAGCAGAACATCCCGGAGACGGGACGGTGGGTGCTGTTGCCCGCCTGGATCGCCTCCCAGATCAAGATGTCCGAGCTGCGCGATGCCGCTCTGACTGGTGACTCCGTGTCGATCCTCAGGAACGGCAGGCTCGGCATGGTCGATCGCTTCACGATCTACGTGTCCAACCTGCTGCCCTCCGGCGTCGCCGCCGGCCTCGCCGC